TTGTATCTCTACTTAATTCTGCTACACTTTTACCCCTTGCTATTAATTCAAATACTTTTTTATCATACCAATAAACATCATCTACTGCTCTTAAATAATTATTTAAAAATTCCTCGTATTGTTCCTCATAAATTAATGGGTCTATTTCTTCAAAACTTTTCTCTATTTCGTTTAATTCATCTAAAGAAACTTTTATAATCTTACTATTACTTCTTAAATAAGCTACATAGATACCTCTTAACTGCTTAAATATATAATAATAGTTTATCTCTCCATCTTCATACCAAATATTCTTACCCTCTTTCTCATATCTAATTAAATAAATATACATTTCCTGTACTATATCTTCTGATATATTTTTAGGACACCCAAAGGAGTTTACTACGTTNATCCAAGTTTGGTGTTTCTCTGCTGCTTTTTTAATTAATTTAGACATTGTTTGATTGTTTAAAAAGGTATTTCTTTATTTTTTGGTTGGTTACGAATAAAACCATCTAATGGGTCATATATATCTCCTACTATAAAAGGTAATGAATGTTGATTAATTTCAAAACTAAAATTATCAAATGCAAAACCTCTACTTAATTTACATTTTACATCTACTCTACCTTTATGTGTTGTGCTTTTTTCTAAACTAATGGCACATTCTGCCTTCTTGTAGAGTGTAGACCCTAAATGACCTGTGGCTTTGTCGCTACCATAATTACTATGAATTACTGTTATTATATGACAATCATATTCAACTGATAACCTCATTAATGTTCTTACACATTCGTTACCATCTTTTATATCATTTACCTCTGTTACAAGGTCAGCTACACCATCTACAATAACTAAACCATTATTACCCTCATTCTCCTTTAAAACATATTCTATAAACTTTAGCATATCTTTATGCCCTAATTTTCTTAAAGCATATTTCTTATAACATCCTAAATCTATATCTCCTGCCATACTTTCTATTCGCTTGGCAACTTGTTGTGTGTGCCATAAACCCATTTCTGTATCAAAATGAATTAAACACCTACCATCTCTATGACCTTTAAGACCTCCACCATATATATTCTGCCCACTTAAATAAACACCTGCCAATAAACTTAAAAAAAACGTTTTACCTGTTTTACTTGGTGCTTGTACAAAACTGATGTTTCCATACGTTCCAATCGGAATTGGCACTTTTTTTCCTCTTAATACTTTTTCTCCAAAACTTAAAGCTACAGGTGGATAATCTAAAACTTCATCTGTAAATACCTCACAATCCTTTGCAATTAATTCCATTGCCATATTCTCTATGGTCTTTTCTTCTGTAATATCTTTTGTCATTTATATTATTTTGTNTCATTATTTTTTACTAATATATAAAAATTTATCTAAAAAAAAAGGGTAGCTTTTAAACTACCCTATTAATTTAAAATGGTAAATCAGATACTACTTCTTCTTGTACTGCTTCTTTTTCTTCTTTTTCAGCATTTACAATATTACCATCATTCCAAACTACCTTACCATTGGCTACATAGTTTCTTGGTTTTTTAGCTTCTCTTTCTTCTGCAGTTTGTGAAACGAATACAGATGCGTTGTTTCCGTATCTTGTTTCATCATTAACTGACATTGTTAGGTTAAGATAAACTGCTCCATCTTTTCCTGCTACAAACTTTTCTTTTGGTAATTTGTCTACTCTTAAAGAGTAATTGATAATTGCACTCATAATAATTATTATTTAATTTTGGTATTGTCATTACACGCAATACCTCGTGTTTTATTAAAAACTATAATCGTAATTTCTTGTACTATGTTTTTTTATATTTTCTTTTTGTTGGGCTGTTAATGTATGTATTTTTTTCATTTTATCTAAAGAAAACAAAATTATATTATTTACAATTTTTGTATTTGGATATACGATACCTTTATTATCTTTATAATTTTCTTCAAGAATAGATAACTTATTACCATAAACCTCACCAAGTTGTTCATCTACAAAAAAACAATACAAAGGTATATTATATTTATCTCTTATTAATTTATAATATTTATAACTTTTTAAATCAAAACCTGTAGCATTAAATTTATTCATTCTTGCTTTTGTTTTAACCTCAACAATAATCATATCGTTTTTAGATTTTATAGCAATTTTATCAAAAGGATGTGAACCATTTGTTTTTGGTTCATAAACTATAAAACCATTTTTTTCAAGATTTTTTCTGACAATTAATTCGCCAATATTACCCTTTTTAACTTGTTCTTTATCTTGCCAACTCATTAAAATTTATTTATATCATTACCAAAAACTTCCCAACCTTGTCTTTTTTCTCTACTAAAATACTCTAATCTTCTTCCTAAAGTTATCTTTTCAATCATATTAAAAAATCCATCAGGCTTTCTTGAATGCTCTCTTCTTGGCTCATTTAAAATATCTCTAAAAGTTGTATTATCCCAATAAGGCTTTCCTTTTACACCTACCAAGCAAAACTCACATTGCATTCTAAACCAAGCACCCATACCAATTTTTTCTTTATTCCAAACTAATGTAGCCTTATAATTCATATTCCATTCATTTAAAATTTCAAAAGCATCAGGTAAAAATTTATGTGTAGTCCATAATAAAACAACTGAATTATCCATTAAAGGCATTTCAATTTTCTTTATTTCTTCTATACTCATTTCAGGATATGGGTTTGCAACCCTTCTACCAACTGCATCAAAAGAAGTAACTTTTTTACTTTCCCCTTCATATGGCCAAGGTGGGTCTACAGAAATAACATCAAATAAACCTTTCAATTCAGGTAATTTACCTTGTTCAATATCTTCTATTTGTTTTTCAATTAATTCTACCCTTTCTTCTTTTTTCTCCTGCTTCTTAATTTCTTTATAAGCAGCATTAACACTTATTTCTCCTGTAGATAATTTTTGCTTTACTTCTTCAGGTGCTTTTTCTTGTATCTTTTTAACTTTAGCTATTGTATCGTGTGAAACTGATGCTACTTTTGAAAGTTCTTTTTTAGTATCAACATTTGTCAGATTTCTGACAGAAGTAATATCATTTCTTCTACCTTGATTTTCTTTTGCTTTCTTACTGAAAACATCTTCAAGTTTTAAAGCTAAAACACTTCGTTGGTAGTTGCTTAAATTTCTTCTACCAAATTGGTTTAGTATCATCCATTCTTTTACTGCTTCTTCATCTTTAAAATACTTGTTTTCGGTTTGAATATCTAAATCCCATTTTTTAGAAATTTCATACCTATTATGCCCATCTATAATAAAGCCATTCCAAGTAAGTATTTTTTCTCTTATACCCTCTGCTAAACAATTATCTTCTAATTGCTTAAATTCTTCTGATGTTAGTGGTGGTATTAAATCTTTAAATTCTTGTTTTATATTCATATTGTTATAATCCTACGTTAATTGTATTATCTATTTCTTGTATTAAGTGTCTAAAGGTACTTCTTTCTTGTTCTCCTGTAACATCTACACCATTTAAAAATAATCTATAATGGTCTTTCTTTGTTTTTCTTAATTCTATTACGTTCATATTATTTCTTTTTAAAACTTTCGCTTTCATCTTCTGAAAACACACCTAACTCATAGAAACCTGTTAATTTTAAAACTGCTCTACTCATTGCTCTTTTCTCTGCCATTTCAGCTACATACCAAGAATTAGTATTACCATCTTTGTAACCCTCTCCTTTTAATGCAGAACCAAATGTTTCTATCATCTTACCCTCTTTCTGTGCTTTAGCTTTAAATACTGCAAAGTTAGGTTCGCATCTTATTACTTCATAGCTAACATAAATCTGTTCTTTAGCCTGTATTTTGTCTACGCCATTCCTTGTGATGATTGTGTAATGTTGGTGTTTAAAGAAATCTTCTTTGTCTAATTCGTACTTTAAATAAAGTTCTTTTAATTTGTTGTTGTTCATTTTAATTAATGTTTAAGTTTAATATTCTTGTTATTAATGTTGTAAATATAATACAAAATACCAATATAATAATTACTTCTATTATAAAGTGAATTAATTTATTTAGTATTTTATGTATTAGTTTCATTTTATTATCTGTTTAGCTACTTCTAATTGTGCCTCTAAAAATTCTACTCTCTTTTCTAAAGCCTCTATTCTGTAGTGTAAGTAATCTTGTAAATCGTTACCTTTAACTCTTTTAATATCATCTATGTGTGTCATATCTATTCTTCTATTGTTACTCCTAATTTTAAATAATTTCTTGTACCTATTTTTGGTATTCTAACTTGATAGTTAATTGCTATATCTGTTAAGTTAGTGTCTTGTTCTAAATGGTACTCAATCTGTTTCTTTAATTTTTCCCAAGCCTCGTTATTTATTCTTGCCATTTAATTTGTTTTAAGTTAATAATCTGTTTCGTTAAATTCTGCGTGTTCTCCACAGTCTGAACATATATCTGTTTCCCACAAAGGTAATGCTCCACAACAATTACTTTCCATATCTATTCTGTAAAAAAGTTATAAGGAGATAATGTTGTACCTAATAAGTATTGTAATTCTATTACTGTACCATAAGATAAACTACATATACGTTCTTCTTTTTGTAAGTCATCTAAAATCATACCTACTAAAGCAGGATGTGACATATTAGCTATTTCTAACTTGTCTTGATAAATTGGTTTTAATCTGTCTACTAATTTCATATTCTTGTTTTTAAAATGGGGTTTTTACACCCCCTGTTAGTTTTAGTTTTTTGTTCCTTTCGTTATTTGTTGGCTAATTGTAAAAGTATCATTCCATCTTGAAACTGTAAAAGAATAATCATTAGTTTCTACTAAAATAAGGTCTTCACTATTTCTATATTGAGATAAAATTATGTTTTCAAATTTACCATTTACATTTCTTGAAATACTATATTTTTTAGTATTTTCTAAAATTAAACCATTTTCAATTTTAACGTTGTTTTCTAAATCTTGTAATAATGTTCCGAAATTTTGATAAGTTGTCATAATACTTGTTTTTATATATTAATTATTAATTACATTACAAATATATAATAAATATTTTAATTACCAACAATAAATGTTAATTATTTTTTATTAAGCACAAAAAAAAGAGTTCCAAATTAATGAAACTCTCTTTAAAACAAGGATATTGAGTAATTAGTAATTAAATGACAATTCAAATATAATCATTATAATTCTTTTATATATGTATAATTAAGGTAAGTTATTAACCTTATCTGTGTATAATTCTATTAGGTCTATTAAATCAACATCTGTAAACTTTTGTATCTGTCTACTTTTAGCTAATAACTCATCTGCTTTATCATCTCCTAAATATCTTGAGAATAAGTATTGTTCTCCATACCTAAACACATTACAAGCATTACACTGTACTTGTACGTTTTCTTCATCCCATCGAGTAGCATAATGTTTCCTACTCATAAAATGTCCTGCCTGTAAACTTTTCCAATGGTCTTGTTTCCCACAAGTAACACATTCAGCTATATTATCTTTAGTATATCTTCTTCTAATATATATACTAAATATAGTATCTAACTTCTTTACTAATGTTTTTCTACTTGGTTTTCTTGGCATATTTCGGATTTATAAAGACCTCCTAAAACTTATCTTTATTTTTATTTGTATTTTATTTAAATGTTTTTTAATATTTTTTTAAACTTATATATTTATAAATCTATTAATAAAAGTAGTATTAATAAAAAATTCAAATTTATATCTTTTTTTTTATAAATCAAAACAAAAAGTAGATTATTTTTATTTTATTTTAAATATTTGTCTACTATCTTCCTTGCAAAACTTCTAAAACCTAATACATCTATAACTATAGCACCTAATACATACTTATACCAATTAGGTAACTTATCTAAATTTTCATAAGATATTCGTATATCATCAGAAAGATTAGTGTAGTTACTTTCTTTAAAAGCTATTATAAATGGTGTTACTGTAGCAATAACTACAGGTATTAAAAACAAGTAAGTAACAACCTCATCTTTAAAAGTCTTATCTTTTTGTTGTGCA